CTTCAATTGTAGAGAATTATTTGCTGCCGCCTGAGCAGATGGCAAGGACACCGAAACTTGTTGTGGTCCTTGTGATGTATTTACATTTATCTTAGCTGTAATATCAGGCATTTTTTCTCTCCGTATGTATATTTATAACAAAAAAGAGTTGTATTAGATAGATACTTGAGGTCTAACTGTAATAATACCTTCAATAACCCTTGTAACATTACCACTAGAGGTCTGTGTAATCTCTAAATCGTACACATATCTCTCTGCGTCCAGGTTTGCTGAAACTGTAGATGTTAATGATAGTGTGACAACACCAGTTGTGGCGTCAGCGGCTATCGTTGTAGTTATTGATGTTCTTGTTCGAGTAGAAGAATATCCTTTGGACATTTTAGCTTCAGCAGTATAACCTGTTAAGTTAAACGGATTATTGTTTGCGTCTTTGACTGTTACATCTGAACTGAATGTTGTTCCTTGGTCGATTGTAAGGTTAGCTATGGCTGCCATCTACTTCTTCTCTTCTGGTATTTCTTTTTTTACTAATTCTGCAATTTTTTTGTTATAATGTGTTGTTAACACTTCGATTTTTTCTAGCTCAAGATTGTGTCTTACTTTAGAGGCCTGAATTTCTTGTCTTACCACTAGGTAATTTTGTAATTCTGGACTCAATTTTGCGACATCAAACTCTTTGCCATCAATCATTACTGTATTCATAATTATCTCCTATTATTTATATATTTATACAAGATAAATAAGTGTATGTCTGTAAAATCGTTATTAAAACTTCGTAACACTACAAAATGGTGGTCAAAAAAAGAGGTAGAACAACATAAACTCGATTATGTATTAGACTGTATATATAGGTCTCCTTCAAAACAACTAAAATACAATTATAAAGTTTTGATATTTGATGAAACGAAAAAATGCAAACAAATAAAAGATTGGTTATATTGGGAACACACATATTGTTTGAATAAAATTAGAGGCGCTAAAGGTAACGGTTTAAGAAGATACAATGGACAGGTGTTAGCACCTATTGTCTTAGCGTGGGCTTCTGAAAAAAATAATTTAGAAGTCATAGAAGATATCATGGTCAGCTCAACAACTGCATTACTGGCCGCTGAAGATATAGGTTTAAATACCGGGTTTAATGGTTGTTTAGAATCGAGAGAGTTAGGACAAAAAATAGGCGAAACTCATGTACATATGTTATTAGGTTTAGGATATGCTGACAAAATTGATACCGAACCTACTAGAAAAGTATTCAAAGATGGTGTAGAAATGGGATATGACCTAGGAAATGGTGTACAAGGTGAACGCATAAATAATAGTATAGGAGAATATTATGACAGATAATGTAATAGTGAAACCAGGTGTAAGTGGTCAGTCAGTAAAATTTAATGCGAAAAAAGTAGATTGTGAAACTCTAGCCAATGAAGTAGCGTTGTTAAGTTTAGGTGATTGGGAAGGCCTAAAGGTAAAAGTTAATTGTGGTCAATACTCAAAACAAATTAAAGAATTTGAAAACGATTGGGTAGATTATTTACCTAGAACCGATAAGATTAATAATCGTAAAGCACTATCTCTTTTAAATTTACCAGGCAAAACTCATCAAGACAATCCTAGTTTAGCACAAGCGTGTGTAGAGGCGAATAGATATGTCAATGAGGCAGAGTTTAATGTACCTACTAAAGTTTATAATAAGTTAGAATGTTTACACCCACTTTTAAATATATTTCCTACTTTAGGCAGAACCTTTTTAGTAAAATGTGGCGAGGGCGCTTACTTTCATCCACATAGAGACCATCCAACTATGCCTAGAGATTCATTTAGAATAGCTGTGTTTTTGCAAGATTGTGGTCCTATGCAATTCGATTGGATACATGGCCATGAGAAAATGTTAATTGAACATGGCAGACCATATTATGTAAATACAAAAAGAGTACATAGAACTATGAGTTGGTCTAAAAACAGTACACATTTAATTATTAATGTACCATTCACTTCGGAGAATGTAACAGCTTTAATTGCTAATTTACAACATGCCCACTAGGTCGCAAGAACATAAAGATTTCATATTATCAAATTTAGAAGAAACATACTATATAGAAAATTTTATATCAAAAGAAGATATAGAAACATTAAGTATGGAATACTATGGTAATATTAATAAAGTTTACAAAAATACAGGACCTATAACCTCTGATATAAAACATTATGACTCGCCAACACTAAACAAAATTATAGATAAAATATCTAAATTTTATCCTAATAGTAAAGTAATGTCTGGTATGTTTTTTGAAGTAAAACAACCACATATCATACACAATGACGATAAACATAGTTTACCACTAACATATAAAGCCTTTAATATACCCTTAGAGTATGACACAAAAGAAGAACCATATTTGTGTTTTTTTGACCAAGTATATCTTGACGGACCTAGTAAGTTTTTTAACGGTGAAGAAAATATAGAAACCTTTTACAACACTATTGTATATGATTATGAAAATGTTGTAGGCAAATCAAATATACCATTTGATACTATAATGAAAGAAAAGTATCTAACTCATTTAGAAGATAAATGGTTGAAAGGTTTAAGTTTTAACTCCGCTCACGCATGGCGACCTGGTAATGCAATTGTTTTTGATTGTGTAAGATTGCATTGTGGAAGTAACTTTAAAGGTAAAAAATTAGGGTTGAGTATATTTACAGAATATCTTTAGTGCCATCTAAAGTAAACATTAAAGCTATCCTAGCCTTTTTACTCATAGACACGACACCGTGAGTATAACCTATATTCAAGAAATTGGCAACTCCGTTTTTAAGATTGTAAGCTTCTATTTTATTATTTCTTTTAAATAGGTTAATAACATTATTGTCACCATAGATAGGAACAATTACTCTTACACCATATGATACATCATAATCAACATGCCATGGTATCATTTTACCTGGTGCTAATTTTGTAATTCTAATTCTACTTGCTGGTGATTTACATTGTGTAACAATCTCCTCAAAATAACTACCTTTATAATCATCTGTAGGTACATTATATAAATGTTCTTCTCTTCTTTTCAATCTTTCTTTAATACTAGTGGTGTGAGGTAATATCTCACTAGGTGTAGTTAAGTTGATTTGTTCAAAGTTATCATAAACATCTTTAACTAATTCCTCATGATTCATACATAACATAGGATTAGCAGACCTCACATCTGTAAACTTTTCAGCCAACTCATCTGTAGCTTTTCTTAACTTATCTAAATCTATATTAAGATTTAATTCTTTTACAGTAGGTAAACTGTGTTTAGATAATTTGTCCATCATGTTTCCTCTCAATTATATAATCTGATTTAGGTTGCCAATCATAATTCTCTTGTAGTCTTATGCTATAAACATATTGCAACATATCACCAGTCTTAAATAAAAAATTCTTCTCTACTTGTAATTTTGTGTACCACTCACCATTTATATGTTCTTTAAATGCCTTATCTGTCATTTGTTTTCTTCTTTGATAAAGGTTATTTATGGCTTTGTTTTTTATGTCATGTGTAATATATAATATCTTAAATCCTTTATCTCTTGACCACTTGATTTGATGTTCTCCCATAATCAAACCACAATGACTAAATCTATATTTCTTTAGTATATGATAACGACATACTCTTACTGCAATATTAGGGTCATTTGTATAATGAGATTTTTCAGCAGCTGATATTGATATTAATTTATTATCTTTAAAACACATCCATGTTTCTATGTCTTTATTATCGGGGTCATACTTATCATAACCGATACTATTATTACCCTCTTTAAATGATTGTTGTCTAAACTTTTCAATCAATGGCCAATACTCATTAGGGTTTTCTGAATATCTTTTTACTTCCATTTATCTTTCCAATTATTATATGAACTTATCATATCATCTTTATTTTTCCATTGTTTTGATTCATGTTTTTCAATGGTCACCAAATCTTTTTTGAATTCATTAATATATTTACATTCTTCACTTATGAAACTCATGTTTTCTCGATACAGATTATCCCAACAATCATTTTTTACAAAGCTCTTTACAACATTACCACCCATTTTTTCTAATAAGTGTTTAGTCATGTCAAAGTGTCTATTACCAGCCTTTTTTGATGGTGTAAATGTAATTAGTATTATAGGTTTATGTGAAAATCCGTATGATGTTCCTAGATTATTATTCATGTTAGATTTTACAACTAACCAATCTAACGCATTTTTAAAAACTGCTGAATAATGGCCTGTGTGTTCAGGAACAGCAAAAACAAAAACATCTGTGTCATGCAAATCTTTATCAAATTGATTTATACCATCATCAACTTTACCATCAACATCATTTGTATCAATCAGTTTCATATTATAATCACACATAGATTTACATACATGAAATTTAATATGGTCATCCATCATTAGAAGACCTTTACTATTCATACTATCTAAGTTATTACTAAAACTAAATGCTGAAATTTTACAAGACATATTCAAAATGATTCCTATTTTTATACCAACATGCTGACCTCAATAATTCTCTAGTTTGGTCTTTTGCTATCGTAGGCCGTCTATGAATGGTTGTTAACTGGTCCATTAATAAAATATCACCAGGTTTCCATTTATGTTTATAAGTGTACTTGTCAGTTATAAAGTCTTTATATATTTCATTATATAATTCTTTGTGAGAAAAGTTTAACAAACCGACAAATTCTGTAATTTCATAAGGTTGAAAAAATATACCCTCAATACCTAAAGGATGATTTGGTACTAGTCTATGTTTATCTAATACACCTCGCCACTCTTTAAATCTTTTATCAACTAAATCAGCTCTACTTTTATTTCTATTTTGTTTTATACCGTTTAAAACTGTATCAGTATATTTTTTATCCCAATCAGGTTTCCATGGTTGATTTATAGGAATACCACCCGAATGATTTAATTTAGTGTATAAACTTTTATATAACTCTTTAGTTTTTGCACTTAATTTTTTCATATAAGGAATACTAGTACATATCCATGTTTCGGTATCATATGTTATTGTTTTACCATACAAACCTATAACTTCTTGAGCATCAGCATGAGGTACCAAATTACTGTGCCAATCCAATTCATCATCTGCAAATAGACCTTGATTTTCTCCGTCTATCTTTTTATTTGTTACACGCCAAAAGTATTCACTATGTTTCTTATCGGTACACCAAATATCAGGACTTATATGATAACCAAATGCAAGATTCCATTCTGCAAATTCTTCAGGACTTGCACCACTATTTTCAATCACCAAATAACCATGCTCAGCAACCATTTTATTTGCGTCAATAGGGTCTATTGATTCTAATTTTTTATTTTGTAAAATCATCTTTTGTTATTACATAATCCTTATATTTTTCTATACTTCGTTCTAACAAATCATGCCATTTAGGAATATTTAAAGTACCCATTGGCATTAATTGAATTCTTTTTGTAGGGTGGTAACCTGCGTCCGCTCCATGTTCATGTACTGTACCGTCATATGCCATAGCATTTGTTTCTGGTGGCAACATAGGATATATTCTTGTTTGAGCATGGTCTTTTGTAAAATATAAATGTTCTTTTTCCCAATCAGTAACTTTACTCCACCTAACTCTAACTTGACTAGGTTCTTGGTATTTTAAATCTTCTCTTGCCTTATCGTATTCATCATAATGGGGACCAACACCGTGTGTATCTCTACCCACAAATGCCAACCACCTTACATTATCATAGGGCATTGAATCAATAAATTTTACTACATCTGGAAACTCATCATGTACAAAGTCACACCACTCACCTTTAACATCTCCATAATATGCACCATTCGTAAATAACATTAATGCTCTGTAGTCGTGATTAATATATGTACTATGTCTTGAACTATTAATATCAGATTTGTCTTTGTCAAACCATACATGTTTTTTATCATTAATACTTGTCCATCTTTTCCACATCAAATCTAAATCTAAATTTACATAAGGTACATCTAATGGTGTCCATACAACACCTTTATAACCATTATAATGATTATTATAATTTACCTTAGTATGTTCAGGATTTTCTGGATTTTCTCTGTCAATATATTTTTGTATATCATCACCAGGCAATTTTTCATCTATATTCTTTACTATTCTATATCTTGCCATTTTTTATCCCACTCTTCATACAAATGAATCCATTTACATATTGTTCTTACATCCGTATGTTCAGTAATTTTGTTTTTCTTTTCATAAGGTTCTGATAATACTTTATTCATATTTTCAGCGTCTTCTTTTACCCATTCATAGTTGCCTGGAACACATTTTTCCCAACCATGATTAAATACAATATGGCCGTGGTTTACAACTTGAAAATTTTTTAATAAGTCTTTCATCATATTTGCATGTCTACCACCATTTTTATTACTAGGTGAAAATGTAACACTAAACATTGGTTTATGACTGATACTATAAGGTATATTTAAATCTTTATCATAGTTTGTTTTTACAACTAACCAATCCATAGCATTCTTAAATTGTCCACAATATCCACCCATGAATTCAGCAACACAAAAAACATAAGCGTCTGCGTCAATTAATGCCTTGTCAAACTCTATTACACTATCAGGTACATTACCATCAGCCATGTTACTATCTAATACAGGTATACAAAAATCTCTTAAATTAATAACTTTGTAAAATGGAATAAATTTATCTAAAAGTTTTAAACCTCTACCTTGCATAGAGTTAGAAGCATTACTAAAATTTACTGCTACAATCTTATTCATATGATACTTCACCTACCAATCTTTTACCACAAAATATTTCTGCCTCTACAATAGTCTTTTCTTTAAAATTATATTGTTGCATATCATTTGTGATTGATTTTAATTTTAATTTTTCTTCATAATATGTTTGTTCGTGATATGGCTCTTGTATAATCGCATTTTTGCAATCATAAAATTTCATTATGTTTGTGAACATTTTATAATGGTCTTTTTCATACAATAAAACACCACTAAAAATTATACAATCTACTTTGAAGTTAACATCTTTTAATGTTGCCCAATCTCTAACTTCGTATTGATAGTTTGGCCACCGTTTTTGTGCATATTCAATAGGTTCAGGTGAGGTGTCAAAACCATAATACTGATAATCTTTATAAGACTTTTCATGTAGAAAATCATTTACAGGTCCATGCCTGCAACCTATATCAACAATACCTTTGTAATTGTTTTTAATGATAATATCGGCTTGTTTTTCAAAAATAGGCCTTGCCTCTAGTGTGTCAAGATAAGACATATCTCTTAATGCATATCTTCTTTTCATAGGTATTTCACCGGTCATGGTGCCTATCTTTGGCCAAGGTACTTCTTTACTTGTAAACATTGTTAAAATCCGATGCTATTCGCCATAGTAAACGATTGTTATCCATAACAGGTGTTCTACGGTGTAAACTTGTAAATTGGTCCATGAGAAGTAAATCACCCTCTTTAAATATGTGGTGATATTGATACTGTGATTTAAATATCTTTGGTTTTAATTTACTGATTAACTCTTCATGGTCAATTTGTTTTTTGCCTTCCCATGCTTTACAAATAAAGTGGTATGGAAAGTAAAAATATTCTGACATGTTATGTGGGTGTACATCTACCAACTTACGAATACTACCTTTATTTTTACTCATAAATTCTAACTCTGGGTCACCCTCTTCTAAGTCATATATTGTATTGTTTTTAAATTTTAATCTGATTGTAATAGAACGATAATACTCTTGTTCATCTTTAGACATATCATAAAAAGGTTTAGAAGTATTACATACACTTAATGTGGTATTAATGTCTTCTTTAACACAATACAATCCAATTAATATCTTATCAATCAAATGTCTTGAATTACCATTTGAATGCCAACCTAACTCTGTATCACCAAACATACCAATTTTCTTACCGTCAACTTTTTTACCTGTGACTAAAAAGATTTCTGGATGTTCTTTTGGATTCATAAACAAATCAGGTGATTCACATTCACCAAATCTTTTCATAAAATAAATATAATCACTTTCTTTTAGATTTTGATTATAGATTACAGCTACACCGTCTTGGTGTATATCTCTTGCTAATTGTCTTATATGTCCGTCATCAAGACCTCTAATGTCTTGAATTGTCTTATGAGGTTGTATCATATTCTTCCTTTATTAAATCACATAAACTAATTCTATTTACATCACCCTTTTTAAACTTATCATAATCACTATCTTTTGTTGTAGCTAACCACACACTATCAGACGGTGTAAAGTTTAAATCCTGACATATTTTTTCTTGATATTTTTTTAGTCTTGTACTAACATGTGTTGGTAATACTTTTCTAATTATCTCTTCACCTAGTTGCATTGAGTGATAATTATAATACTTAGCAGACCCAATTAATCTTTCTAATTGTGAATCTGGTGTCCTTGACCAATAATATCCTATACGATAATTTCTCATACCAAAACATTTACTTAATGAGAAAAATACCTTTTCGACATTATCAGGCACTTTAATTTTTATATCTGAACTACACGAACCTATGTGTGCAATATCTAATACAACAGGTATATTAGTAGGTATATCTTTTAAATTGCCATCGGCTGATGATGGATTTGACATATACAACACTTCACCAGTTTCACTTTCAGGTAACCATACATAATCATCTTTATGTCTAATTATTTTTCTATTTTCTTGCATGTACCAATAGTTGATACCCTCAGTAACACCGTTAGCTGGATATAAGTATTTAAAATCTGATAAGTCTATGATAGGTTTCAACCATTCAGTAATATCTGAGTGAAATGGTTTTACCTCTGTATAATCATCATACTTGAAATTATCACAAACAATTTGAACTTCAATAATAGGAAATGTTCTAATAGCTAATGATTGTTTAAGTATTTTTTCTTTGTTTGTCATAAAATAATTTCTCCGCTAACCAACCACCTGTATCAAACTTATGCAATCTAATTCGTTTAAAGTTTTCGTGATGATTTTTATGATAGCCTTCACCTGCAATAAACATATTTAACCAAGGTACATTAGCGCCACCTGGTGTTTTATGTCCGACTGTATTCAATAGTCCAAATCCTATTTTTGCAAAAACAAATGGTACGGCACAAAAGGCCACCCAAAAATATGGACAAATAATGTAACTAACAACATTTACACCTATTAGTATTTTCAACCAATGTTTATGACAAAATACTAGATTAGGATTTTTATATAAATCTCTAGCGTATTTCATAGGTATTTTCTCGATATTCCATGTAGTCAATAATACTTTCCAGAAACCTACATGTTTAGCTGCGTGTGGGTCATTTGGACCGTCAGAGTGTGCATGGTGCATACGGTGACTCGCAATCCACCCGATTGGTGTTCTAATACATGCTATCATTAACATTGCTAAACCAACTCTTTCAAACCATACTGGTACTTTGAATTGGTTATGACAATAATGTCTATGTAATAGTATGCTAGCACCAAAGTGTGAAATAATTTGAGACCACACTATGCCTATTAATATTGAAATTGTTAACCACATATTACTATTTATCTATCCCCACATGATGAACTATTTTAGTATTTTCATTTATTGTATTTTTACTATACCATTCAATAGGCATATGAGTTATTTTACCACCGTTCTCTAAGACTGTATCATATACAAAATTTTGTTCACCGTAATACTGATAATGAACTGTACCATTATTATAATAATGAAGTTGCCATTTTTCTATATCGGAATTGAATTTATCCCACACATACTGCAAACTACCAGATTTGAATTTATACCAACCACCGTTTATTGGACACTTAGGAGAATGGTCCCACCAGTTTTTGTAGGTAATTAACTCATTGTCTTTAACAGGATAGTTAATCATATCTGATATATCACCTACTATTGTCTGGTCTATATCAATTATTATAGTATCTTCATTTGTATTATCAAAGTATTTTAATTTATGCCAATGTTCTTTTATAGATTCAAAGCTTTTTATATGTTCACACTTTAATTTTACATCATGTTTTTTAAACTCTCTCTGTAAAGTTACAACATTTGAATACGAATATCTATTGCCATAGAATATACAATGTGCTATCATATCCAGTTTTCCTTAACAATATCATGTTCTAAACAATCATGTATTTCAGGTTTTTGATGAAACAAAGCTACAGAATATTCTTTACGATATTTAAAAGATTCATTGTCATCATTATAATGAGCACCATCTCTATATGAGTATATTATAGGTGGCCTTTTTTTAGTAGGAAAAGTTTTTGGTTCTGTTTCGTGTGTTAAAAATCTGTCATCACCCTTATATTTAAATATATAATATTCGGGGTCTTTCATAAATTTATTGTATATTTCTCTACTATCATTCCAATTCATTACCGAGGAGTTATGTAGAGATGTACCTATATCTGGTCTATCAGAAACAAACTTTGCTTTTCTGGGGTCTTTCCATAACGGTAAAATCATATGAAAATTTCCTGTTGTCATAGCTAATTCGTCTATTGCTCCATGTATAATAACATCTAAATCAAAATATAAACATCTACCAGTATATTTAAATACAGATATTTTACTCCAATAACCTGGTAAATCATCTGATTTTATAGAAAAAGGATATAATTCAGGTTTATCTGTGATACACCAGAAATTATGAGGTTGAGTTAAATGTCTTTCAACAGCTGATTTAAGTTTAAACACATATTCAGGTCCGTATTTTTCCCCTACATTAACACAATAAACATCAACAGGAGTATTCCAATTAATTTCCGGCATAATGAATTACCTTTACATCTGTGTGCCAATCTTCATCTAATAGATATGGATTACCCGACCATTTTTTATAATCATGTTCAATGCATGTTTGTATATAAAAGTCATTTTCATGCCACTTTACAATATGTTTTTCAGGAAACATTGAGGTTTTAGTTTTGTTATCTTCTAACATCTTTTGTACAAAGTGTTGTTCGCCATTTACAGGTCCACTTGTTGTACCATTTTTAATAAAATATTCTTGCCAATAGTCAATATCTTTTTCAAATTTGTCAGAAATGTATTGATGTTCACCATTTTTGAATTTGTATATGCTACCACTCAATGCAAACTTTTTATTTTCTTTATCTTCTCTCCATCTCCACCAAAATCTATGTGTGCCTCTAAATTCATTATCTTCAATATCATCAAATAAAAAATCACAATTTCTAATTATGACTTGGTCAATATCCATCAATATAATATCTTCTTCTTTAACAATACCTTTTTTAAAAAAATCTAACTTATACCATTGTAGTTTTTTATCATCATTTTCTAACTCAATAATGTTTATATCTTCATCTAAAAACTCAGTATCATAATCTGTATAACAATAAAACTTAAAAGGCTTAGTCGTGTGTTTCTTCAAACTTCTAAAAATATTATTTACATCTTTAGTACCATATTTTGGTCCTTTTTTTAGTAGTGTACAAATACTAGTCATTTCTTTTACCAATCACCATAAATCTTTTGTATTCTTTATTGTTTCTACCTTTTAATTTTAATCTACTATAATAATAAGGTTTTGTAATATCAGATTGTTTCATCAATTCATAGTAATCTTCAACACAATTTACATGTTCTCTTTCATCTTTCATGTTGTTTGATTGTAAGATATATAATACTTGTTTATCATTTGAAAAAGATATTGACGACATAGGAAACATATGTTCGCAAGATGTATTAATACAAATGTTTGTATATCTTTGAGAATAATCTATAAAATTAATATCTTCTTTTATATAATTAATATTAACATCATTATAACTTCTACCTAAAAACTTTCTACCTATATCTAAAGCGTCTTCGTCCATGTCAATTAATTGTATATCTTCAACACCTTTTATATTGTCAACAATCAAAGGTACTAATACATTGCCATACCACGAACCTAATACGGTAATTTTTCTAGTTGATATGTTAGGCTTATCTTTTAATACTAAAAGTAGTTGCTCTATCAACCACTTTTTACAAGTAACTTGATTGCCTGAAAAACTATTGATGAAGTCTTTTAATCTATGTGGATATTCTCGTAATACAACTCTGTTTAGTGTATCACCAAAAAGACCTAAATCATAATTAAATTTTATTTCTACCTTCGGCTCTTCCATTTTCACTTAATATAATCGCTTTCTTTCTATCAAATTTTTCAAAGTTATGTATAGCATGTTGTACATATTTGTCTGGCCAAAAAGTATACCAATCTTTATGAACATGATAAAACCATTTATCTGTGCCTTCAAATAACATTGATAATTTTTCTTTATCTTTTTCAACTGCTTGATAAATGTGGTCGCACTCATCATTATTAAATGCAAACACACCACTATTTACATTACAAGATGTATATGTTGACTTATTTTTTTTCATCTTTTCATTATCAAACCAATGTACATGACTTAACATAACTTTACCTTTGACTTTATTCTTTTTATAATAGTCAATAAGAATATTTAGGTCACCTTGGATAATGATATCTATATCTAAAAATAAACAATCGCCTAGATTTAACCTCTTATCAAATAATGTCATTTTTTTCCAGGTGTGTTTGTAACTCATATCAATAGGAAAAGTTTTTATACCAGGTATTTCTCTATCAGAAAAACAAAAATCAATTGGTAATTTTTTTAAATCATCTACACTATACTTGTCTCCCCAGAAAGCAGTTACTATAGAGACCATGGTGTTGCCTTTGCATTAATATACCATTTTTCAAACTCTGGATAAACATCTAACAAATTTGTATCTCTAATACTATCAAGATACCTGTATCTATCCATAGCGTCTAAAAATCTAGTATCATTTCTTTCTTTATCGTTTCTTAAAGTGTGTATATGGTGAGCCATATTATAGAATTTTTTGTTACTATATTTTTTAATATACATTTCAGACACATCTTTAGGAACATTAACTGCTCTAGCCCACACAGGAAAAGAAAGATTATTATTTAATTTTGCTTGCATACCAAATGTATCTTTCACAAAGGTGTGAATTTCATCTAAGTATCCAATGTTTAATAATTGAACTGTTGTACTGAAAGATAGTTTTACTTTAGGAATTTGACCTATGTTTTTCATAGTTTCAACTTTTTGTTCCCATATAGTTCCGGTTCTTATATATTCATCAATCTTGCCAACACCATCAATAGAAAACATTATGGTCACTTTTCTAAAATATTTAAATAAAGCAAACAACTCAAAATTTTCAGTCATGCCATTGGTTACAAATCTCAACTCTAAATGTCTTGACATATTGTTGTCAACAATCCATTGTACAAATCCTGCAACTTTAGGATATAATAATGGTTCGCCACCTACAATTTCTATTTGATTAGTAGTAGGTAATATTTTCTTTAAGTCATCTCTAAACTTATCCATATCCATTTTTTTAGATTGGTCTATTATAATTGGTCCTTTCCAATCTCTAGGCAAAGTACCCAATCTTTTTTGTTCAGCTGCTATTTTTGATGATACTAGAGGATTACACATAGTACATTTTAAATTACACAAATTTCCAAATATCTTAATTTTAAAAGAGTCCATATCAGTAGGTTCCAAGTCTACATTTTTGTCGTCTTTTATTTTTTCTAATGTTCTTTGTTTTAATGTATTTGTTTTATCTAAATTTGTTGTGTAGTAATTTTGTAATCTTTTTGAATTGCCTGAGTTTTTTTCATTTGCTATACACTTATAACAAGTGTCTTTAATTAAGTCAGTAGGTTCACCAGGTTTCAACATATCATATCGCAATTGTTTCATATGTTTACCATTGAAAAAGTCCATAGGCGATACATCAACAATATTTTCTGATTGTTTTTTAGCAATACAACATGCCTGATAATTACCAGCAACTGTAGTTGAAAATTGTACAAAAGGTAAAGTACAGTAAGGCTTAATCATTCAACACTCCAAGTGCCCATTGTTTTTCTACACACCACCAACACCAGTTTTTAGCATTTGGTCCTTGTGTTTCGGAACAATGTTTTGTCCAATTTTCAGTTTTATCACCAGAACATATACAACTATGTGTTAACGGATATATTTCATTCATTAAGAAACTATCTTTTTTATATTCAGAAACAATAAATTTTTTATCTACATTGTACCAAGGACATATTGTATAACTTTCGCCTACTAGTGTAATATGAGTTAATTGGTCTACATCTCTTTCAGGTTTATAATAATTATATTTTGTTTGTATTTCTTTAGGTGGAGATAATGTGATACCTCTATAAAAAACATCTATATTATACTGTCGTTTATACTCTATAGTTTTACTTTTAAAAGTTGGTATTTTTGTTTCACCATCTGTGTAAATAAATTTTAATCTGGTATAAGAAGAACTAAATTTATCGAATAGTTTTTTACAGATATTGTCTGACCTAAAGCTGGCATATGGGTCACACACAGGTTCATCACCTGTATTAATAAAAATATTTACTTTGTCTAGTTTACGAGATATCTTTAATTCATTTAACAATTTATAAATTAAAAGTGTCGAATCCATTCCTGAAGAATGGTTGATTAATATATTTTTTGCACTATCCGGAACATATATCATTTTCTAAGGCCTTCATGTTGTCGTACTGTAGTAAATTTATCTTTACCACATTGCCTAGAACAAATGCGACAAGGCGACATGTCCCAACTTAAAGGTAATATATGTTGATACCAGTCTTCTTTTAGAATATCTATAAAGTCTTTTTCCCATGCAGGAATTAAATCTCTATGGTCTAACATCTCGTTTCCCATATGTTGATATTTTGTTTTTTCAGTTACATTATTAATTCTATGATATTCATTTGAACCAATCCAACAACAAGGATGAACATAACCCATACAATCTAAGTAAACATCATTTCTTGCTTTTGTATGACAATATATTTTACCGGCAGATTCTTTTCTTGATTTTTCAGGATCCTCAACAAATTTATTTTGATTTTTATTTGTTTGTATGTTAATTTCATCAGCAGATAAATCTTCAACTTTTTTACCGTCCCACAACTTATCTGTCCTATTTAAATCTTTAAATTCTTGTACATCCGTTTTTTCAGGTTGATATCTCATTACACTATAATTTCTTTTTTGCCAAGTATAATCAATACTATCTTTGCCATAAAATCTTTGTGTATTGACAGCAGTAAATCTTACAAATCCTAAATCTTTAGCAATTTGTTTACATTCTTCTTCTTGATGTTGATTGTGACCAAACCTAATAAATGACCATTCAGCTCTTCCACCACCTTTCATAAATGCTGTAGCATTTTCTATAACTCTATGATATCTTGTATTTGTTCTATAGATATGGTGTGTGTCTTCTAATCCATCAATTGCAAAATTCACTAGACCATTATAGGGAGCTAATAGTTTACCATAGTCATACCACCATTTGGCAGACCTCATACCTCCGTTAGTATAAATTTTTAAACTATCATCTTTGTTTTTTAAATGCCAATCTGTTAAAACATTAGTTAATGTGTATTCTGATATTTCGTAAATATCTTTAGCAAACATTGGGTCGCCCATGTTACCACAGAATAATACAGCTTTGGCTTGTTTTTGGTAGTTTTGAAATATTTTTTTATATCTGTCAATGGTGATTTCGGTCAGACACAATTCTGGTCTTTCTTCTAACTCACCTTTCCGGTTAATTCTATTTCTTGAACATTGTACACATCTAGCGTTGCACTTGTCCGTTATTTCTATATGAAATGATAAAGGTTTTTCAAAGTCAAACATAACATGATTTAGTCCTTAAAATTGTGAAGTATATGAAATAATATCTTTAAAGGTTTCTGCTTTTCTAAGTTTAGCTTTTAATTCTCTATTATCTGATTCTTTCACAATAGGCAATTCAAATGCAGCTAGTTTAGCTTTGAACATCTGCTCTTTAATCAATTCATTATCATACTCTAATTTGTCATTAAAGATTTTCGACACCAATTCTTCCAGTGTGTAATCAATTTTAACTTCCACCTCTTTTACATTCGGTGCATTTGATTTAGATACTTTGATAATGCCTTCTTGTTTGGCAATATCAATCATTTCTTCTTTGAATCGTTTTCTTTGTTCATTACACCAATTATCAGTATAATGATGAATTTCGGGTAATGATTGAATAGATAGTAAATTTTTGTAATCAGGATGATTTTCGTCTAACTCTACGATATGTGGAAAAACTTCATTTTCTTTATCACCTTTTACAAAAACCTCAATTTGTGTTCTTTCATTATCACAAAATCTTGCTGAAACAAAATTGTCTTTTGTAATTTCCATTAGTTTATCCTCTTTCCTATTTTGTTATCTAAGTATTGAAACAAATTTATTTTTGGTTTCCATCCATATTTAGTCAAGATAGAGATGTCAGCTTTATTATCTTTTCTCTCGGTTTCTGGTCCTAATTTACTAGAAAACGATAACTTACAATAATTCATAATATCTACTATTTTATTTGATATTCCTGTACCCATATCAATAACACCTGTTTCATTTGTATTCATCATCAATATAATAGCTTCGCATAAGTCATCCACATGTATAAAATCTCTACTATGGTCAACATTAATATATGGCACCACACCTTTGATAATTTGTGGTATTAACATGTTCTCCCGACCATTAGGTCCGTAAGATGTAGTAAATCTCATACCTAAACTGTTATCTGGAGCAAAATGTTCTAGTGAAAATTTACTAAATGCATATGGATTTCTCCATGGTTCATGTGCTGTGCTTGAACTTGCATATAATATTCTGGAGTTTTTATAATGTTCAAATATTCTTCGACTAACAATAACATTTTGTTTCCAATATTCAGCTGGATTGTCTAAAGATATTCTTACACCTGATAGTCCGGCTAAATGAATTACCACATCTATATTATCAGGTAACTTACATGTTAATAAATCTTCACCTAATTTTAAATCTAAACAAGTAACATTATCTAATTTATTTTTTAAATTAGAGCCTATGAAGCCCTCACTTCCAGTCAATAATATATTCATACTAAGATTTATTTATTTTTAAATAATAAGTGTTTACTGTTGTTGACGAACCGTTTGGAAATTCTTGTGCTCTATAATCGTTAGCATTTACAAATCTTGTTTGATAATTACCAGAACCATTTAATCTGGTATCACCCATACCTGTACCTCTGTTTGTACCTGAAGAGTAACTATAAGATAATGCATAACCATCAGTAGATGAAGCTGCTGTATATCTAACCCATTCTTGAATTAATGATTCAAATGTTGCTTCTGGATAAGTTTGAAGATTATTTGAAGCGTCAACCAACATAGGAGTTGTATAAGATGTATCAGAACCATTAACACTATGTAAATAATAATTTGTGATAGTAGTAGGTTGGTCTTGTGTTTCGGGAATACCTGAAGCTGTATATGCTGAAGTGTTTGCTCTAGTATCTGTAAATACTGCCGTACTTGAACCACTAACTTCGGTAGCTCCAGTAACACTTGTTGATGTACTAATAAAATATGTTCCACCTTGTTGTGTGCCAGTAGAACCCGAAACTAATAAATCTATCGCTGGATGTAAAAAGGTATCTTTTACATCTGCGAGTGACATAGCTTGAACTGCACCAGATGATGTGTAATAAACAGGCCAAGTCTTACCTGTATCTGTTGTAGGTGTTATTGAAGCTGTCGTTTGAGTTATTTTTGAATAGTTAACTGTAACGGTAGAGGGCTCTGCTGTTGTAGCTTCACTAGGAAATGCTGAAACACTTGTTGATTGAGCACCTGCCTGTAATCTAGTATCACTTAATGTACCTAAACTACCACCTGAACTAACAACTGATAATGATACACTAGGATTTAATGAGTATTGATAAACTATTTGGTCTACAATTTCTCCGACCATAGTTGTGGTCATCTCTTGTAGATTGCCTGAGTTATAGTAAAGTGGTTGTCTTACTGCCATAATCTAATTCCATTTATTTTTAAGCACCAGCGCCATAAATTGTTTTCAAAGTGGTACCGGATGAGTTTAATATTTGTAATGTCACCAAAGATTTTAATTCATTTTGACCAATAGCGTCACTTGCTATCATTGATTCTGTTATTGCGTCTATAGAACCTGTTGTTACAATTGTTCCTGTATTATCAGGTATAGTTATAGTATTTGTACCTGTAGGGTCAGATACCGTAAGTGTCGTTCTATTTGAATCACTTGTAGAACCCTCATAAATTATTGTTCTATTTTGAGCAATATATAAATTTGCGTCAATAGCTAAAGCAGCCGTAATTGCACCACCTGAAGCTGAAGAAGTTAAATATGGAAATCCACCTATTTCATTAACAGTTAAAAGTCCTGTTTGCGTTTCAAATGCATTTGCTCTAAATGAATCATTAATATTTAATCTAGTAGAATCTGTAGACCTTAAAGTATTACCTGATATCTCTACAGTACCTAAAGTGTGTGTTGCACCTGAACCTGTAATACTTGTTACTGTTATTGCACCAGCATTAAGTGTACCTGTTGTAATTAAATTTTCAGAACCAAAACTAATTGCCGTAGAATCTGTAGCAGTAATTGTGTTGCCAGATAATTGAAGACTGCCTGCATTTATTGTAGGTGTTGTTAAAGAAGTTGTTATTGTGACAGCACTTGGTAAACCAATTGTTAATGTATCTGTCGCACTTACAACCACTTCAATTTCATTTGAAGTACCAAATACTCTTAATACATCACCACCACCTATAATCTGTTGTGTTGATGTACTATCTTCTATTGTCCAACCAGCAGTAGATGTAGCAATACTAATTGTTTCATTCATAGCGTCAACTAAATTAGTTGCACTAATAGAAGCTGATAGATTTGCTTTATCACCAAAATCATTAGCCGCTAAGTCGTTAAACTCCGTTCTAAATGTTTCTAGCGTATCTGTTACTGCTATGTTTTTAACTGCCATTGATTAACTCTTTTATTAAACTTTTAATTTCTCTTAACTCGGTCTTTAAACTATTTATGTCTTTTACCGCTGTTCTAATTTGGTCACCATGTTGTTCTCTTGACCTAACTCTTTTCATATAAATTTCGTATTCTGTCACATTTGTGTTAACAATACCGTTTGAGTGTACATCTCTTACTAAACTTGTGTAACCTTCAACTTTTAATCTTTGTGCCATATTATACCGCCAAAGCAATTGCTCTAAAGTCTTTTAGTCTTGCTGGGTAAGCAGAGTTTGTTCCGTTAAATACTACTTTAATTTGGAATGATGTAAACTCTGGTAACGCAGCTACACTAAATTTGTAATCTTTAAAATCAATATCTGCAACTTCATCACCTTGTGATGGTGTGACATTTGTATCAGATGAACCGTCTGTGTTAAATGGTGTAAACTCAATGTCCTGTATTCTTCGTGTTTCCTCACCACCAGATAGACGGTAATACATCTTGATAGAAGAAGTCGACCTCACACTAGCAGCCACTCTTACCTCTACTGCTGTAGATGGATTTTCTAAAGTAACTGGTCTAGTTAAGTAACTTCCTTCAGATGAACCACCCTCTGTAGCAGTATCATCTTCATAATCTACTGTATTACTTAATTTTGCTATAATTTTTGAACCACTTGCCGGAGCAGATGTTAAGGTCAAAGTTGTACCTGAAACTGTAAAGTCATCAACAGGAGATAATTTTTTACCTGATTTTTTAACAGCTAATAAATGTACACTTGCTGGTGAAGATGACATTGTAAAGTCTGTAGTAGAACCATCACCTGTAAATGTATCTGTAGTAGATACTTGTGGTTTATTTAATCTGTTTGAAATTGCAAAAGCATTAACTCGTTTTAAATCAATAACTGGAGATACATTAGCATTTGATGAACTGATTATCAAGTTAACAAACATTGACTTAGAACCTGCCATTTCATTTGTTTCATTTATAGAACTTGCAACCATTCTAGGATTTGTAAAGTAAATATTATCTCCTAATACTACATTCTTAGATGATGTTGTTCCTTCTAAACTAAATGGCGATTCTGTACCATGAACTGATTTACCAGATGTTGTTCTTAGAGTTGCATTGATATTTGTTTGTGGGTGTATGACACTACCAATTTGCAATTGTAATACATCAAACAATCTATTCTGAGTAGCCGTTACATTTGAACCACCAACATCTCCCGTAGCAGAAGCTGTACCAGTTGTTGTAATATCGTAACTATCTAAAGTTATGTTTGAAATTGTTGTGTATGTTCCGTTAATATCTGAGTGAGCAATACCATTGTATGTGCCTGAAGCAATACCGGCAATCGTAACATTGTTATTTGTACTATGCATACCATGATTTGCATGGAAAATTCTAATTACACCAGAACCATTAAATGTTCTAATTGGATTTGAGTCTAAAGTTTTTGTAGGTAAAGTATCATTAGTCAATGTTAATGTACCTGTAGATGAAGTATCAAATACTGCTTTCTTTAAAGTAAACTTCATGTCTTCCATTTGTTCAGGAGTCCATGTTCTATTGTTAGCAGATTTGAATAATACACCAATATTTGGTTGTGACGATACTGTTCTATTTGAACCGATTTGAGTTTCACCTAATCTTGCAACATAAGCTGTGTAATCTGTTGAGTCAGAATATAATACAATCGCATACTCAATACCTTCTTGTAAATAAACAGGTGAATCAAATGTAAATGTAGTTGCTGTTGTAGCGTCTGTACTAGTATTAATTGAACCAGGATTTAACCATTTTCTTGCAAAAGGTAATACTTTAGGTCCTGGATAACCATTGACCATTGTTCTAATTTCTGCCTTCACAGGAATTGTATCTGATTTTGTAGCAAAGAAAGCGTCTAAAGAAGTTATAAAAATACCATCTTCTTCATCAACAATAAATGATTGCGCTAATGGGTCACCTCTCTGAGCTCTATTGTTATCTTCTCTTCCTTGTCTTTGAGGTTGTCTGACTGCAATAACTCTATTTGATGTTCTTGTTTGTGCTCTATTACCTGTAGTAGATGTTCTAACTGTTCTAGCTTCTCTACTTGAAATAATTGCCTCTTGTGTGGTTTCTAATAAACCTTTTGCGTCATAATCACCCTCAGCTGAAGTTGCAACTGCTGTTCTATCGTTACTATTTGTAGATGAACTTGTTAATCTGAATACTCTCTTACCTGTACGCCATCTAGGATTAGATGTAACATTAGGGTCAGGTATTGCAAAAGTACCTGATACAAAACCATTTGCGTCTGTTGTAAC